CACGGTCAACGCCGCCGCCGAGAGTGACATATCCAGCGCCATTTGATATGCCGCTTGTGCTATATGTGGTTTGATAACTATACGACCAAGTGTTGCCAGTCACTTTGTTGAATTCACAATATCCCGATGCAGGATACCCAGAAAACATATAAATAATGAATGAAGTGGTCGAAGATGTTGTCGCCCCTGAACCAGCGTAATTGAGTTGTGCTGTGCTTTGATAACCTGTCGTCGTGAACGAGCCACTGCCAATCTGTATATATGGATAAGTTGTTGCAAAATCCACGTTAGAAAATGTCAAAACAAATCTCGTTGCAGAAGTTGATATACCAACAAATTGACGAACAGTTGTGACCGTGCTGTTTGCCGTGAAAAATGTTCGTGGAGTTCCTGCGGGCCCGGTTGGCCCGGTCGGTCCGGGCGAGCCAGTTGGGCCAGCCGGACCGGTGGGACCAGTTGGGCCGGGAACCGTAGATGCAGGGCCAGTGGGACCAGTGGGACCAGTTGGGCCAGTGGGTCCTTGAGGCACGGTGAAGTTGAAAATGGCGGCCGATGTGGTTCCGCTATTGGTCACAGCAGCAGGACCTGTCGAGGTGGTTCCAACCGTGACGGTTGCCGCAGAACCAGTCGGGCCAGTAGGGCCGGGGGAGCCAGTCAAGCCTGTTGGACCAGTTGGACCGGGCGCTCCAGTAGTTCCTGTGGGGCCCGTTGGGCCAGTGGGGCCTGTTGCGCCCTGAATACCAGCATCGGTCACGGTCCATGCTGCAATCGTGCCAGAGCCGCCCACAAGCGTCACGTTAACCGTGAGCGAGGTTGAGGTGAAGGCGGTGATCGTGCCTTCCATGTAGTTGGCTGGCGTGGCGGTGCTAAACACGCGAACGTATTGACCAACCACAAAAGCGGTTGCCGTAGATGCCAAGTTTGTAGTGAACGCTTTGGAACCAGTGCCGATTGTTACCGATGTTGTTGATGTAAGACCCGCATAACCAATGCCTGTCGGACCGGTCGGACCAGTTGGGCCGGTTGGCCCGGGAGAGCCAGTTGGTCCGGGTGAGCCAGTTGTTCCCGTGGGTCCTGTTGGGCCTGTTGGCCCCGTTGGACCTTGTGGAACTGTGAAATTGAAAACAGCCGCCGAACTTGTGCCACTGTTGGTGACGGCGGCAGGGCCGGTAGTGGTTGTGCCGACTGAAACTGTTGCCGCCGCGCCAGACGGTCCGGTTGGTCCCGGAGAGCCAGTGGGACCGGTAGGTCCGGGTGAGCCTGTTGGTCCAGTTGGACCGGGAGCACCAGTTGGCCCGAGTTGGGTATACATCACCTGTTGCGCGGTCAAAATCACGCAAGGCGTGCGTGGAACCGTTGGTGAAGTTTGAGCAGCAATCGTTTGCAAAGAAACAGCGGTATTTGTGACAGACCAAACCACTTGAACGTAATCACCAGCAGCAACCGTCAAAACATAATTGACAGTTCCAATTGTGTGGCCGTCAATTGCGCCGTGTTTTGCGGGGATGCTGAATTGGCTATTGCTGTCAACAACATCAGCGCCGTTTAATCGCAACCATACGTTTGAATCATTTGCAGCGGAATCGGTATTTGTGAATTGCAACGAAAAAGTGATGCTGTATGTTCCAGCGTATGTAAATGTCACTCGATTGCCGCTGACAATGTTCACGCCGTTTGATTCGTCAGTAACGCCAAGACCAATCACATACGCGGTTGTGGTGTTTGCCGCTGTTTGATTTGTGACGTCTTGAAACGCGCCATAGTAGCCAAGCGCACCACCCGCACCAGTTGGACCAGTAGGACCAACAGCGCCAATCTCAACAATGCTTGCAGCAACGCCGTTATCTTTTTTCATGAACAACTTGCCGTTGTTCGTGTTGAGTGCGAGTTCGCCAAGGTCAAGATCGGCAGTCGTTGGAACTTTGCCATTGACTGCCGAGCGCTTGACTTGAATTTTGTTTGTCATGTGACTTCCCTTTGATTGCTATTTAGCAGGGTGAATTTTTAGTATGTGCCGCCGTCCACGTTAATGTCGTATGCAGCAAGCGAAGTGAGTTGGCCTTGGGCGTTCACAGCGGCAACCAAAGTTTGAGTGCCGCCCACAACGCCATAAGTCGCAGCAGTGACAGCCGTGTTGGTGATGCTGAATTGTGTACCGGTCAAAGTCAAACCTGTGCCCGCAGTATAAGTGCCTGCACCGCTGAATTGAGCGAATGTGACCGGAGTTGTGCCCAACGTGCCGCCTGCATCCACGGTGCAAACCCAACCGGTGTCGGCTTCTGTTGCGCCGGTTTGAATGAACGTGAAAGCGGAAATCAACTCGGACCATGTGTTTGCATCGGCAGCACGGGTCCATGTGCTTGCGTCGGCAACATAAATTCCGTTGTTTTGTGGCAGCGTTTGATTTTTCACCAACACGCGGTCACCAGCGGTCAAAACAGAAGCCCAGTCACCACCGGCTTGAGTTGCCAAACCAGACAAAGTGATGTTGCCAATTGTGGTGGCAAAACAAGCCTGTTTGACGTTCAAACCTTGCGCAACGGAATCGACGTAATTTTTTGTCGCACCGTCTTGTGGGTTCACGGGGTCTGCAAGACTTGTCAGGTTTTGACTGCCGAAACTGAAAGAACCAGTCGGAGCAGACAAATCGGACAAACTGGCTTGTGCACCAGCAGTTGCCAAACCTTTTGCGTTGATAGTGATTTTGGTGAACGCGCCAATGTTGGAGTTCACGGTTGCCAAAGTCAGCGCAATATCAGCATTTGCAGAGCCATCAAACGAGGCAGAGCCAGTTGCGTCGCTGGACACAGAGATGTTGCGTGCGGTAGCAAGTTTTGTCGCAGTGCCAGCATTTCCCGTGACAGAGCCTGCAATTGCATTGGTAAATGTTTTTGTGCCGCCAACAGTTTGATCGCTCGCTAAATCAACAAACGCGCCAGTGCCAGCGATAGGAATGATTGCGGTTGCAGAACCACCAGTGCCACCAGTGCCAGTGCCGTAATAAAGAACATTCGTTTGTTCGTTGAACGCCATCTCAGCGTTTTGCAATGTCGTGGGAGCGCCTGCTCCACCACCAGCGGCGCGACGTTTAATGCGGATTGTGTTTGACATGATAGTTCCTTAAAAGTTGCCGCCGTCGGCGATTTCGGTTTGCGGGATATTCACCCATTCGTTGTTGAGAAACATGAGGGCATCAAGATTTTGAGCGCCTGTGATGTTGATCGGATAACCGCCAATGCTGCTATTACCGCTTGCGCCTTGCACGCCACGATTGATTTGAATCACCTGCGTGGCTACTGGCGTGACCGCAACCTTTACGGTGCTTGCCGGTTGCACATTCAATTGAATGTTGTTTGCATCTTGAACGGTGACGGTAGTATTGCTTGGGACTGCTTTGACATTGATATTTGCCATGCGTCCCCCTTACACTTTTACGATGCCATCAGAACGAACGATGAACAACAAAAAAATGATGTTGTCTTCTGGGGGCGTTCCGCTCACTTGCGGGAAACTGATTTTGATGCGACCTGAAAAACCAGCACCGTTGGCAGAATTGATTGCCATCGCTGCGTCAGTGTCGACCAAATCCCATGAATTGTCGTCAATCACAAGCGTGAATGAGCCTGTTGCATCATCACGGTTTGTGATGGTCAACGGAATGGGTGTTGGTGTTGGTTCATAGTTGCCAATGTCAAAAGACAAACCGTATCGGGTGTCTTGAACGTTGGACAATGTGCGTCGAACGATTTGAGCGTCAATCGTTGCGCCAGTCAAATTCACCGGAGTGATGCCATCCTCAGAAGTGAGCACCAAATTCCAGTAGGTTTGCTGTTGATAGACGAGTTCGCCAGTAATGCAAGGATTGTTGAATCCGCTTACTTGCGTGATGGAGTTTTTGTTGAATACAGCCAAGATAGTTCCCTGTTCTCAGGTTGTGACGCTCCCCGTGTACTCACAGGGCTACGAGTCTTATCTTGTATTTTCTCAAATCATCATGTATAAATCAATGAAATTTATTCATACATAATGTTTACGTTTCCGCTGAATGTTGATGCGCCGGAAATAGAAGTCAATTTGATTCTATCAATAGCCCCACTCAGGGAAACAGAGCCAGCGCCCAAACTAATACCGCTCGTATCATAAGTCATCATGTGGCTACAAGTCCAAACGTTACCAGTTTGTTTTATCAAAGTGACCTGACCCGACATTACATAACCAGAATATGTGGCGATGGCGAATCCTTGAGTCGAACTTTGTGTTGAGCCGGAACTGGAATAAACGTTTTGCCCAGTTGATGTATACCCAGAAGCAAGATAACTGCCAGCGCCTATTTGAATCAAAGTATCCGTTGCACTCGGTGTCACTCCCACCATTGTCATGGTGATTTTGGTGACCCAAGCGGGGATTCCGGTGAACGCTTTTTCAGTCACGCCAACAGAAGTATTGACGGTTCCCAACGTGGTGACGGATTGCACCGCGCCTGTTTTTGCATTGACCGAGGTGACCCCGCCATTGCCAGCAGTTGACGCGTAATTTACAGATTGGCTTCCAATATTCAGGGAGGTGATGAAACTACCACCGCCAGCGGGATTGGTTGCGTTCGTTGCGTTTGTCGCGTTCGTTGCGTTGGTTACAGCAGTTGTGCCAATCGCGGAAACAATTTGTGCCGCACTTGCCGCGGTAAATGCGCTGGCCCCGTTGCCAAAAGCAAGACCAGACAAAGTGGAAACACCAGTTCCACCGTTCGCAACAGGAACAGAATTGACGAGGCCATCGGTGGCGTCAAGTTGACCGCTGGAATTTAGATTGTTCGCCAGTTGCGAAAGGTTATATGCTTGTGTCATGGTTTTCCTTTAAGCCGCGCCAATTCTCGCAAAAGTTTGCTGATTGAGCAACGTAATGTTGTTGTTAAAAGCGGTAGACAAAATGAAATTGGATGCGCTTGCGGTGTAATCGTAACCCGTGCCTTTGGAAAGCAACGCGCCGTTGGCATACACCTCCATTGACAGCGGATTGCTTGGAAACGGATATGTGGTTTGACCAGAAGTTGTATAAGCAACAGTGTTGGCGATATTGCTGGCAGGCACGCCCAAATTGTTTGGTGTCCACATCAACACGGTCAAATTGCCGGTGAGCGGTCCGGGGAAACCGTCAATTGCCGGTCCGGTGATGTTGTAGTCAATATCACTGAATTGGATGCCGTTCACATAGATTGACTCAAACCCGTTGTTCACAGAATAAATCGACGGCGTGAATGATGTTGTCGCCGAAACCGTTTGATCATATCGAGTGAATGGCGCGTAATTTGAACCAGCCGCACGGTGACGATACACGGTCAATCCAGCGGTTGCACCGGAAATGGTCCCGCTGAATGTCACAATTTTCGTGGTGTCATTGATTCCGGTTACGGTGTAAAGCGTTGGCGTTCCGGTGTTGGAGAAACTTAGTTGATCGCCAACAACAATTGAATTCCATGGCGCACCGGCATAAGTGATTGTGTTGGTTGTGCTTGATGCGATGGTGATGTTCAATGGTTCGTAATACTCACTGGTGCTGACGCCGCGTGCATAAATGATGACCACGTTCTCGCCAACCGCACAAGCGTTTGCCATCACAACAGTTGTGCCCGTTTCGGTGTAATCGGATGGGCTCAACAAAGTGCCATCACGGAACACCAAAATCCATCCAACCGTGTGCGTGAATGAGAAACTTGTTTGTCCGGCAGTTGCTGTGAACACCTGTTCCGTGTAGTAGAACTGATCTGCCTCAGTGAAGCCCACCACGCGCCCATAAATGTCGATGGTCAATGTCGCAGCGTTGAAAGACTTGGAGTAAACACCAGCGCCGAAATTCAAAAAGTCATGCAGGTTGACTTTCATTGAGCCGTCGGTGTTGTTGGTCACAGCCAAGAAACCGTCGTTCACGTTGTTGCCCGTTGCGCCAGCAATTGTGAGTTGACCGGTGCGTGCATCCAAGTCAATAAAACTTTGATTCGTGCCGGTTGGGTCAATCAACGCTGACCATTGTGTAGGGTCATAAATGGATGCGTTGGTTGGCACAAATGCCCCACCCAAATTGATGTAACCGGCGTTGCCTACGTCGAAACTGAATTTGCGGTTCTGACGGTTGGCATACAGCAAATAATTTGCGGAACCAAACGCAGACACAGAATACCAAGTGTAGAGCGCGGGGTTTGTGCCACCGTTCGCAGTGTCGTTGTTGTAGATTCCGAAATATGCCTTGCTGCGTGGGTTGTAACTGAATCCGCTTGTGCCTGTTGCGTTATCAGCATAGGCCACAGCCAACCAGCGTTTGCTGAATTGAAACGTCAACGGACGCCACTTGAAAACAGCAGAAGACGCAGAAAAATCACTCGCGCCAAGTGAGTTCACATATTTGACAGCGAAATACCAATCGCCCTGCGGAATATTTGAAAGCGTAACAACGCCCATTGATGCCGAAGGTGTGTAGGGGTTTCCACCGGGATTGATTGCAGTTGTTCCGGCAAAGAACCGTTGTGCCAAAGTTGGTGAAGCATACGCGGAATAATACACTTCTGCATATTGCACAATGCCTGCTTGCGCCGCCGTTACCGCAACGTCAAAAGACGGCACGGGGGCCGATGTTTGCACATTGGTGACCGTGGGCGCATACAACGTGCCAAAGCCGAGGGGCGAGCCGATGCCGGTGTTTGGCGAAGGTGTGAACTGAGTGATGTTTTTGTCGTCATACACTTGTGGGTTGTATTCCATCAAAGACAACGCCGCAGTGATTTGACCATCATCGCCAAATTTTTCAGTCACTTGAGAAATGCGGAACAACTTGGCAGTCCAACCGTAACTCGCGTTTGTGACAGTGACAATATCGCCTGCTTCGAGTTGGATTCCAGAAAAATCGACGTCAACTTTGATCTGCAAATCTTCTCGCGCACCTTCAAGAAAACGATTCGCAAGGTATTGCGCACGCACGCTGTTATTCACCAATGGCAGGCTGATTGTTTGTTTGTTCACCGGCTCGTTTGGATACAACAGCGCGGGGTCAATTTGAGCCAAGTCAAACGTGGAACTGTTGAACGCGTCTTGCGCGGAACTGTCTGGAAATTTCACCTCTGCGATGTTGTAACTCGAAGCCAAGTCAATCGGCGAAACTTGAATCGCCGAAACCATATTCGAGTTGTTAATGTCCATCACAACCGTGTAGGTTGGCTTTTGAACAATCACACCCCATTGACCACTGATCTCGTTGTATTTAATTAAACAATCACAGCAAGAAGCCATTGATTGCATGTTTGTCATGATGGTGTTGTTGGTGTCTAGCGTGCCATCAAACCGGAAACGTGTTTGCGTGGATGTAGCGCCGCCATAAGTTGTATAGGTGAATGCCTCGTCACCGTATGCGTTCAATGCAGTCAATGATGCCGTGTTGATTTCTGACAAAGACAAACCCGCACCATAACGCGTAGACTGCCAATAGTCGCTGAAACAATCTCCGGTTTTGTAGCGACTGTTCGTAAGTTGAAATTTTGTTTGTTGTATGCCGGTAATGTTCGCATCGCGGTTGTAGGTCAACTCAATGATCGCAAAAGCCACGTTGCTCATTAATTTAGTTGAGTCCCATGTGTAAACCAAATCTGTCGAGTTCATCACTTCAATTGCAGACTTAGTTGTGTTCGCACCTGAGTAGGAACCGTTTTTGAACAAATAAATGTTCATTTTTCCCGCAACGGTTGTGTCTGTGATTCCAGTCGATTCGTCGAGCAATCCAATAACTTTGTAACGGTCCGTGCCATCGAACACGCATTTTTTCCCACCCCAATACACATCGCCGAATGTATAGGTGTCTGGCGTGCCGCCTGTTTCGGTGTTGGTCACTTCTGCAAGCGTCAACACATAAAACATTTTTTGATTGTTTGATGTGATGCTTAAATCTGTGATGATGCCGCCAACATAAGCGGAGCCATAAATCACGGGAACTTTGTTGTCACCAGCGGGAGGAATTTGAGAACGGCTCCCGGGGTTTTGTGTTGCGTCGTTGTAATTCGGACCTTGAGGTGCGAGTGATTTGCTGATTACAGAGGATGCAACCATGTTGATTGCGAACGCTTCTGCAATTTGATACCAAGCAAAATCAGCGACTGCCGTTTCAGTTGCCCATGCGACGATCATTGAACCTGGCATTTAGATCACCCAAAATTCTTCTAGTTTTTGAAATCCAAATTTGTCATAAGACAAATCGGGGCTGTTCACCATTTTGCTGATGAAAAAATTGCAAATGCGACCCGAGTCTTTTTGCGCTTGTGCTTCTGCCACATACATATTCAACAAACGATACCCCGCTGTGCCACCACGATGTTCTGGTGAAACCCAGTAGGCCAACTCTGTCATCAACAAATGTTTGGGTGACCAGCGGCTTGGATGAATGCCAGCCAACAACATACCGAACACGTTTCCATTTTCTGCAACGAGCGCAACACCTTTGCCGCTGATGATTTCATTCAACATATTGGTGATGTATTTTTCGTCATCGGCTTCGCTCAAAAATTGCAATGGCGTTTGCGAACGGTATTCGCGCAACAACGAAATCAATGCAGGAATGTCAAACGGCGTGGCGTGACGAACTCTCATATGTCTTTCCCGAATTGATAGTTGATGTTTTGAATGAAGTTCACACGGTTCATCGACGTGTCACCCGGATTGAAAAACTGCCAAGAGTTGTCGTTGGTGTATCTGCCTGCAATGCGGTTTTGCAAAATCAATTGAATTGCAGATGCTGCAACCGTGATCGTGCCAACGTATGAGCGAGAAGATTCCAACCACGTTTCAGAAATCGTGAACGATGTAATGATGCCGCTGAAAAATTGATACAGGCCACCAGAGCCGCCACTTGTGATGAGTTGGTCGTCAGTGTTGTAAAAGCCGTGCCACATTTGAATTTGTGCGCCTTTGACGTTTTGCCCGAGCACCCAACCAAGCAACGCTGTGTCGATGCCCACAATGGTCACCGTGGTTTCGTTGGCTGTGCTTTTAATGTCGCGCTGCACGTCGCCGACTTTCATCAATGTGCCTACGGCGTTAAACGCTGTCGAATCAACAGCAGGCACAAAAGTGTCCGAGGGCGCTGTTGTGAAACGATAAATGTCAACGCCAGTGTTCACACGCACAAAATCCGCGATGCGAATGTTGTTTGTTCCAACTACGGGTGCGATCACGTTCATAGGACGCTTTCAAATGCCTTGAACGAACCACTCCAATTGATGTATGAGTCGTTCGTGATTGGCACAAGTGTATATGTTGGGTAGTCGCGCAACACCACAGGGAAAGTCACTCCGGTGTAAGTGCTGCCACCCATGGAAACCGTAGTTCCAAACTCACCAGCAACGCACGCTACCGTAGACCCCAAAGCGGAAATCAAACTACGATGCACCGGCACGTTTACAGTCGAGCCAGAGCCGCGCAAAACGTCAGCGGTCACGATGTATGAATACAACCCGACTTGAACAAAATCGCCGATCTTGAATAAATACGCGGTGCTTGAAATTGCAGGCAACGAACCGAGCACCAAAACTTTTGCCGCGCTTGATGTTTGCCATTGGCAGGCGGCGATTTGTAAGGGTGTCATGCTGCCTTGATATTTGATGTAGTTCACCCAACCGGTTGAACCGAAATTCAAATATTGTGTCAATGCCTTGTCAGGAATACGCAAACTGTTCAATATTCCGCGGCTTTGTGAGTAGCGCAAATAGTTCATCGGTTTGAGTTCAAACGCAAAAGGCACAACGGTCAAAATTTCGGACGTTGTGATTTTTTGGTTGCGACTGATTGTTTGACCAACAAACCGTTGATCGTTGATTCCAACCGACTCGCTGATTGACAAAATGTTTTGCAAACTCATGTTACTTGCTCACTGGTAAAGACCGTTGTGCGGATTGGTTGACCGCCCAAATTGTCTGTTTGTTTTTTGCCAAGAACTGCGTCGCCGACTGCGTGTCAATCGCGCTCATGTTAGCGATGTAAGGCCCGTTGTAAACAACTTGCGGCGTTTGGCTTTGCGAACTTGTCATGCGGTTATTTGGAATAATCGAGCCAGAGCCTTGCGGAATGAACAACTCAGGCCCGCGCTCGCCCACCAAATAGGGCTGTCCAGCGCCAGCAAAGCCACCATCGGCATGAGGCGCAGGCGGGCCAACAAACGAAGCAGAAGCAGGGTTGTATTGGCCTCCAAAGCCCATTGCCATCATGCCCATGCGGAACAGTTGCGCGGCCTGCATTTTCATTTCCATCGCAATGATGTTGCGAATAATGGAGGTCGTGAAATCTTGGAACGAGAACTTGCCTGTTTGCACAAAAGTGTCAATCGCGTTGTTCATCGCGCCGGTCATAGTTTCAAAATAACCAGCGCCAAGCCGTGCCGCGTTTTGCGAGTCCTCAATAAATTGTCCAAACGCTTTGTTCCAACCGAATTCGAAAGTGCTCTGCGCTTGGACTTGCGCTTGCATTTCAGCCTCAGTGAGTTTTTCGTATTCGTGGCCCAACAGACGAATGGCAATTGCCTGATTGTCGATTTCGTCGATCACATCTTGGTTTGCACCATGCGCAGCGGCTTCCTCGCGTTTTTTTTGAACCTCGTCAAGTTTTTTGCTTGTGTCGTCCGACACTTTGTTGATTGCCTCTTGAATCTGACGTTGTTTGTCAGTCATGTAGGCCATATCACCTTGGGTTTTCAAATTTGACAAATTGAAATCGAGGTGACGCTTGTACTCACCAGAAATCAATTTCGCCATTGCAAGCATTTGCGCCATGCGTTTTGCTTCTGGGCTGTCTTTGATTTCACGGCGTGCGCCGGTAGGTGCTGATTTTTTTGCTGCTGGCGTTTCCGTGCCGCCACTCATGATGCGACGTTGAAATTCCTCAAGTCGGTCGGCTCGCTCTTGCATGTCTTTTTCAAAACGGATGTTCTCGCGAATAGCGCCGTCGATGCCGTCTTTCCAAAATGCTTTGATGTTGTCAATCGTGTGCTCAAGTTCTGCCGCAATTCCACCGATGATGAATTGCAAATCAGAGGCAACAACCGCCACAGTTTGAAAAACCGTTTTGACCGCCTCTGCAACAAAATTTGATTTCTCGTTGAGTTGGTCAAAATATTCCAACGTGTCTTTGAGAACCGTTCCCATTCCGGCAGTGAACTGCGTCACAAACTGGTGATGGCTTTTTGCCAGCATGTCCCATGCGTCACCAGCGTCATTGATGGATTGAGTCCATTCGTCATTCAAGCCAACGCCATTTTGAATTTCGTCGTTCAACGAACGAAAATCTACGCCTTTGGCGGCTTTGCCAAAAACATCAAATGCTTTTGCGTTGCGCGTTACCGTGTCTTCAATGTTGGAAAGGCTTTCCGTCACTCGGTTGAACAGTTGCTCGTTTGAAAGCGATGCAAGTTCTTTGAGAGAAATACCCATTTTCGTGAATGAGTCTTGCGCGTCTTGGTTGCCGGAGGCGGCTTTATCCACGTAGTTCGTGAACGAGTTGAGCATTTTGCCCGCGTTCTCAGCCTCACCACCGGAAACCATCAACGCCTCTTGCAACTTGAGGATTGACGACACGGTCATGTCGTTGGCTTTGGCGGTGTCCGACAACTCGTCGGCAAATTTCATCGCCTCATAAGTCATCGCGGCGAATGCGGCGGCTCCAGCCGTGCCGATTGCCGGCAGTTTGTCAACGAACTTTGAAAGTTGCTTGTCAGCCTTTTCCAAGCCTTGTTGGAACTCTGCCGAGTCAAGACCTAAAACAACACCGAGCCGTGCCAGCATACCCATATAAATTACCTCTCAAACAAGTGTGCAGGCGCGTTTGGACTTGCCTTCATGAAGGTTGACAAACTTTCACTCACCTTGCTTGCCTTTTCCTCGTCAGACATTGGCGGGTAAATGTAGTCGTAACCCCGTGGAATCATGTCTTGTAGTGTGTAGGCACGCTGCGCTTCCGGCCTCATGTAATTGTAAATCGCGCCTTTCAAAGAGCCAAGCGTTTCCAACAATCCACGATTGCCAATTTGACCGTCCACATACATGATGCAAATATCGGTCAGCCTTTCCTCGTCTACGGTGTCAGGGTCAGTTCCGTGTGCGGTCAAATACGCTTTGACCTGCCTGCGGACTGACCCCGTTATTTTCCCTTTTGTGCCTCGTATGAAGGCGAAACAGTTTTGGTGATCTCATCCACGAGTTGCATTTGAATGGGGAACGGGAAAAGTTCCTCAATCATCTCGTAGGTGATTGTGTTCATGTCAAAACCTTGTTCCTCGGGGACAAGCATTTTGCACATTTCGGTGATGCGATTTTCGAGCAGGATTTTGTTCTTGGCAGTTTCGCGCATGGAACGTCCGTCGAGTAATACATCGTTCTCAAGCCATTCGCATTTGATGTTTGAGTCTTTTGCATTTTTCAGCGGCACAAGGCCCGCTGTAAGTTGTTCGTAATACTTGCTGACGCGGGCCTCGTCAACAATTTTCATGCGCTCTTGCATGGCTTCAAACTCCGCGGTCAGCGGCACTTTGACTTTGAAAACGTGGCCTCCAAGTTCGAACGCACGCGTGCGCACCATGTCCTTGTGTTTCAAAAAGTTTTTGCCAAAAGCGTTTGCGAGTTGGTTCATGTCTTATCCTTTCTTGGCTCGTTGAGCCTGTCTTGCTTTGTATTTGTCTATCGCCTGCCGTAGTGTAGTCGATAGGTTTTCCACGATCACATTGGCATTGCTTTCCAACGATGAGCGCAAAAATGGTTGTGGTGCAACGTGCGCAGTGCCAAACTCCGCGGCAATCGCACGCGCATCGCTCTTGATACCTTTGGTTTTTTTCTTGGTCTTTTCGTTGAAGTAACTTTTGCGTGCCAAGACGCTGCCGGGAGCAGTTGTGACCGTTGCCACCACGGTGTCGTTCTCGTTGATGTATTTCGACGCCTTCATGCGTTTGTTGGGCTTGCGTGCCTCAATACGCAAAGACTCGCGCAACGCGCCGGTGTCCACGGGCACGTTGGCTTTGGCTGTCATCAAAGCGGGGACCATCGCCTCGCGAACGCCGCGAATCAAAATGTTCCGTGAATCTTTTGGTCCGAAGTCGTTTGCGAGTTCCTGAAAGACGGCTCTCAGTTCATCAGCACCAACAACGGCAACCGAGAACGTTTTTGCCATCACTCACCCTTTACGAGTTTTTGGAATACGGCGTTATTCAGTCGGGCGGCAAAATCCGCAATTTCCTCTGGTGTCATTTTGTCAGCGTGAATTTTGGCGATCTCATACGCGAGGTGGATGCCAACGATTCGTTGCTGAGTGAAACCGAACCAGTTTTTTTGACCTGAGTTTGCACAACCTACGATGTAGTTGAGCAGGTCGTCGGAGTTTTGTATTGGTGCTGTCATGTTGAAGAAAAAGCCCCGAAGGGCTTTTGTTTAGTCGTTGGACCAACCGTATTCGTTGCCGCCTACGGGGTGCACTGTGAAGATGAATTTGCTTTCGGCCGATGGAGACAAATCCCATTGCAGGCCACCGATGCGTGCGTTGAACGCGTATGCAACAGTGTTTGCGCCGTCATAAACAGCCACTACGAAAGTGCGAATAATGTCGCCAGCGTAGCCGTCAGAACGGATTTGCAACAAAGCAGCGTCAGATGGATTCCAAGCGGCTGTGATTTGCATCGAAGTCACTTGGTTTTGTGTAGTGATCTTCGCGCCGGTGCGAGCGCCTGCGATAGAGTAGGTTGCAGATGCGTCATCAGCACCGAAAGCAGGGATTGCTTCAACGGGAACTTGCATGCCAGTTGTGCCAGTGCCGCCAGCGGTTGTGCCGACGATTGCTTCGACTTGCGCAGTCCATGTGCTCAATTGCGAAACGGTCAACGGAGTTGGAGTTGCGCCATTTTGCATCCACAGGGTTGCAACATATCCGGGTAAGACTTTATTGATGAGTGCCATTTTTAAGTTTCCTTTGAAAGAGTTTGGTCAATTCTTGTCTTATGTTGGAATGTCGAGTGTGCAGTCCAAAATAACTTGGTTCATCCCGATGGTGTCATCGTAGGTGTTGAACAACCAAGTCACATCAGCCTTTGCTACAAAGAAACCATTTGTGGCGGGATTGCCGAAAGTTCCTGAGTAACCGTGCAGAGATTGTATGACTTCGTTCGCCAAATTGAAAGCGGCATCGAGGTCTTTCGCAAACACGGAAATTTGAAAAATCGGACGGTCAATGCCTTTGTTTCCTTGCGTTTGTCCAGTGTAAACCGGCTGGTGCACGTTGCGCAAATTCCAAGTCAGAAAACCAGAACCTTCGGTTGCCCAATTCCTGTTGAAGTTTGCATAAACAGGCAGCGGCGCAACAATGCTCGCCAATTGATATTGGATGCACTGCGCGTATACCGCTGGATTTTGTTGTGTCGTCATACTGTTGTCGCGGGGTCGTTGCGGTAACACAAAAACGTCACTTTCATCCGGTCGTTTGACTCACGAATGTCGGTGATGCGCCAGTCAAAGCCGCGCCAGTTGATCGCATACAAATTTTGGTTGTCCACAATTTGCCGCACGTTTGGTGTGTAGTTCACCGTGATGTTCACCAAATCTTGATAGACGCGGTAACGGTCAGAGATTCGCAAACTGTTGGCAACATCAGCCACGCGCCCACGGGTTTCAAACCACTTGGTCAACGTGGTCGTGTATTGACCATAGTCATCAATCGCGTTGATGACGTTGTTGAAAATAAAATTCTCGTACCGTGCGATTGCCATTTACATCACCAAAGGCTTGTATGGTCGCAGCAGGGCTTGCACGCCGAACGGAATTTGTTTCAATTGCACCTCTGTCGTGTCGGAACGGTTGTTGTAAAGGTGCGTGAGCAACAACAACGCCGCTTGTTTGATGACAGGGTATTGCGCCAAAAAACTCGCGTTCTGCGTGTAGGTCACAGTGATCGGGTTGGCAACGTTTTGGTTCAACGTGTTGGGGATTGTGTTCAAAATCACTCGGTTGCCCGTTGGGTCATACGAATAATTTGAAGGCGCGATCAACTCTGGCACGGTGTTCGAGTTCCCGTAGAACTCCACGCGGTTGATGGTCACACCCGCAGCACCTTGATTCGGACCGGACACCTCGGGCAAATCCAAAAACACAGCCGTGTTGTAAAGCCCGAAATTCGGGTAATACACTTTGTATTGCGTTGGATAAATTGCCAGACCGAGGAAATCCTCAATCGCCATACGCGTTGCGAGTTCAAGACTCATCAAATACGTGTCTTGGCTTTCATCGTCGAACAGGTTGAGTTGCTGAGTGATCTCGGCAAGCGTCAACCATTCAGTCTGAATATCACGGCCGACTTGTTCAAACTTGGCGTAGTTGTATGGATTCCCTTGCGAGGAATAAAACGGCGCGAGTGTTTGATTTTCAACAGCCATGATTTACCTTTAAGCGGCAGAGGCGCGAACGCCAGCAAACGGGTCGCGCACGGTAGTTGCCACACGTTTCTCAGCATACAGTGTAACGAAGCCGGGAGCGGTTTGTTCGTAAACCTGCACATCCATTTCCTCAACGTCTGCGATGGTCAAGAAACGGTCCCAGTTTGCCAAATAGATCGGGAAATCTGCTGACAGGTAAGGGTTTGGCACAACAGACCAACCAAAAATTGAACCGACTGCGCCGCCTTCGTTTGGTTCGCCCAGTTCCAAGAACAATGGCAAACCTTGCAGGTCTTTCAACTGACGCAGGGTTTGAATCATCGTGGGGGTCATGTGCCAAGCGGTCGTAGGCAGCGACCAATATTGCGCGGGCAACGCATTGGCGATGTTTGTGATTTTGTTGTAAGTCGGAGCAGCACCACCCAAAGAAACGGTAGCGATTGTGTGGATGCCGTCTGTCATGGCTGAACCGCTTGTGCCATAAGCAGAAACGGAGCCGCTTACATACGAATCCAAACCGCGCAATCCATATGTCGCGCCAGTGCTTGTGGTTGTCGAACCTGCTTGATCGTTGTTAGTTGCTTGCGATGCGCCCTCTTGTTGGCTGAATTCCAAAGCCAAGTCTGTCAACAAAGATTCTTGCAAACCGTTAATGTCGTCCATCGCGGCGATGCGGATAGGCAACGTTGCGTTAATGATGCGTGTTGGCATGACCCAAAACGACGTTGCCGTGTCTGGCGAGCCGGAGTTAGGGGTAGCGTTAGGGTTCCAAGGGTTTGCGCTTGTGGCGTTACCTGTTTTGGCAACGAATTGCACTGCGGAACTGTTGGGGGCTTTGATGTTGCGCGAACCCATGCGAAAAGGGTTCGCATAGCGCAACGCTGCAAAAGCGTCATCAAAATAAGTGCGACCACCGATACCAAGACCCGAACCGGTGAGCGTAGACGCTTCACGCAAGTCGATTGTTACTTTGCCGCCTTCGTTGATGGCTTTTTTGATGCCGTCGATGATTTTTTGTGATGCACTCATTTGGATAATTCCTTTGAAAAACAAAAAGAGGGGAGCCGAAGCCCCCCGCTTTCATTACGCGCCAGTGGCGGTCGAACGGTAGCGAATGATCGAGAAGGGATCGACCACGCTGGTTGCCAAGCGTTTTTCACCGTAGAAAGTGATAAATCCGGGCTGTGTTTGTTCGTAGCGACGCAACACCATGCTCAAACGGTCAACGATGGTGTGACCACGTTGGAAATCGCCGAAATACATTGGGTATTGGCTGTTTGTGCCAGCAGAACCACCAGCGGCGATAGGGCTTTCCAAGTAGGTGTTTACCACAACGTCAAAGCCGAGCAGTTTGCCGACGATGCCGTCATAGATCAGCGGAGACATACGTTCGAACACTGGAGTGCCGTTGTCGTCTTTCAAACCACGGATGCCAGCAAGCATGATCGGGTTAATGATGAAACGGTTACCGGTAGACCAGTATTGTTGTGGCAGGCTGTGAATGAAGTTGATCAAATCAGAATACGAAACGTTGTTGGCAGTGCCAAAACCGTTGGTAGTGATCTGGTCATAAGTGGCGATGCTGTGCAAACCGTCGCTAGACGAAGTGCCGCTAGAGCCAAAAGCCGCTGTGCTGATTGTGCCGCCAGTGTAGGTGGAGTTAGAGCCGCCGTACTGGTTCAAACCGCGCAAACCGTTGGTCGCACCGTATGCAGTGGTAGTCGAACCGGCTTGATCGTTGTTCAAGATCATGCTGAGGCCCTCTTGCTGCGAGAATTCTTGCAGCATGTCGTCCACCACGTTTGCTTCCAAACCATCAATATCGTCCAAAGCGGCGGTACGGATGGGGAACTGCACGTTAATGTCTTGCATGTTCAATTGCCAAATGCTCGTTGCTTCAGTAGTAGCCGAGCCGTTGTTTTGAATTGCATAGCCCCATTGAGCGCCTGCATCGCCCGTTTTTGCGCGGAATTGATATGTAGAGCCATCAGTTGCAACGTTGCGAGAAACGCCGCGCATAGGGTTCATCAAACGCAGTTTGTGGAACACAGGGTCATAAGCGGTGCGACCACCGATGCCAGCGCCGGAACCGGTCAAAGCAGAGGCTTCGGTCAGGTAAGCAGCGTGTTGGTCTTCGGATTCCCACAACTTCAACTCTTGGTGCAACTTTGCGCCGGTTTGCTTTGCAAAGCCAGCCAGTTGTTCACGCACGCGACGGTTCACATCGCCGCGAACGGTTTTGTGTGGAGCGCGGATGAACTCAGGTGCAGAGATGGTTGCGACTTTTGCTTCCAAAGCGGCCATTTTTTCGTTGACTTCGTTTTTGACGGCATCAACAGTGGCAGCGACTTCGGTTTTCACTTCGTCGATTTTGGTGAGTTGAGCGACTTCAATCGCTTCAACTTTTTCGAGGATTTTTTCAACTGACATTTTCATTTCCTTATTTCAGGCGTTTGGAGAGTGCTTTCGACAACTCACGCAACTCAAGAGCGCGGAGCAGTTCGTCGGCTTCGGTCACCACCGCATCAGGCTCACCCTGAGTTGGGGGCACTTCAACTTTCACTGGAGCATCACGCTCGCTCATTACTCGTTTGAAGATACTAGATGCGGTGGTCGCATCCTTTTTGTTGAGGCCAGCATCACGCAAAGCCTTTTCCAAAACTCGTGGATTCAAATTGCCTTGCGCGTCAAACGCCTCAAGTTTTTGAATCTCTGCATTAGGGTTGTTGGGATACATCACGACAGACACTTCGCGCAAACCACCTTTGGTGATTTGAAAATATGCGTTTTCCCAGTCCATTTCAGGGTTCGAATAAATTGTTCCGTCAGGCCCGGGAGCAAAAGGCTCACCATCAGCGTTGACATACATCGCTTCTTCTGCAAAAGCGCCAACAGAAACGCCGCCAAACATATTGGGGCTCTCTTTGAGGATTTGATACAGGTCGTTGCCGCCCACGGTGTTCAAATATAAACGGCCTTTTGCGGTCATGCCGGTGTCGTCGAATTCAAACGAATTCCACTCACCCATTGGCATACCCATGTCGTTGTGATTCAAGAACATCGGCAGCGGTTTGCCAGCCTCGGCAAACTCAGCGGCCCAGTCTGCAAAACCTTCTGGCTGATAGTTGAATTTGCGTCCGTCAGCGCCTTCGCGTGCGCCCCAAGTGGTTACGCGGGCTTCAAGTTGCCCGCTTGGTTGGGCGGCCTCGTTTGCGTTTTGCGACAGGCTGACTTTCGCCTCGCATACCAGATTCAGTTGTTTCATTTATCACCCCGTTGTGAATAGATTGATTGTCGTCTTGTATCTTGTGGGGTTTCTCTGTTGGGCAGAGTTTAACATCAGACTTCTTGGTTTGTGAAGCGACAAAAGCCAGCAATTGATTCAATGCGCTCATCATTTAGCCCCGATGTTCATTTTGTTGCGCTGATTACCACCACCACCGCCCGTGTCTTGCGGGCTTGTGCCAGAAATTTGTGTATCGCTACCGCCGCCATTTGAACTCAGTTCATCACCGCCGTCAATATCAGGCATGTTCATGTATTGACGCGCTTCGTTTGGTGTCATGATTCCGGCTTTCACGCCAGCGGTCACAAAATTCATTTGGTCAAGCGGCGCGCCTTTCAAAAAATCTTTTGTGTCAAAACGAACGTGCAAATTTGGGTAACCGCGCAACAATTGCGATTTCAATTTTTGCTCGATGTTGATGACCATAGGATACATGACGGTTTTGTAAAACTCATCCAACATCGTTTGCGTGTTGTTGTATTTTTGGTCAGCAATACCAAGCATCGCAGGTGGCACGCCAAACAAACCGCAAATACGTTTCATGGTTTGCGTTTTCAACGCGGCAGCGTCAGCGTCTTGCAGCGTGAGCATTTTGATCGGGTCATATTTCATACCTTGATCGAGCAACATGCCTTGGCCTGCTTTGCTTGGGTCGGTTGAGCGCGAGCCTGTCATGGCGTTCCAAGTGTCTTTGATGCGCGAGGCAATTTCCTTGAATTTCGCGTCGGGAATTACTTGGTCGGTGTAAAAAATGCCGGTTGGCTTTGCGCCGTTCTGCATGATAAAGTTTGCATAAATATCAATGTCTTGGTCCAGCGCAACCAACTCGGTTGCCAAAATGCCTTTGTTGAAACCGGACGAGCCTTGCCATGCGGCTTCTTTGATGTGCATGACTTGGTAATACTCAAGCGGCGTGTCTTTGCTGAAACCGTAGGACGGAGAACTCAGCACATACATTGGATAACGCGTTTCGGACAACTTCACGGTGATGAGCGTTGCGTCGAGGTTATACATCTCGATTGGCGTTGCGGTGGAATCTTTTTGCTTTTCGCGCCACCACAGCGTGAACGACTCGCCTGCCAAATCTTGCCACATGCACCACTGATACCAAAATTCGTAGGCGCTTTGGAAATTGTTTGGCGTAGTCAGCAGGTTCAAAACCTGTTTTGCTTTCGCTTTGTCGCGGCTTCCAACGCTTTTGTCTTTAATCGCGTCAACAAAAGTGCCGTCATCATTTTTGGACATGATGGAAATGGAACATTGCGACAACGCACGCGCTTTCACGCCGACGCAACCCATGATGGTCGAATTGCGCGTGAGCGCGGAAATATCCACCACTCTGCCAGCGGTTGTGGTGCTAGACGTTGTGACATACAGCAACTGTTGCGCGGGTTGGCTTTTTTGATCGCCAATGACAACTTGGTTACCGAGTTGGAGTTGACCGAGGACAACGTTCGACTCGTTCTGGGTCGTCTTTTTTCCCTTGAAAATGTCAAAAATTGCCATGTTTTTCTCCTGAATTGGCTCGATGTTATATCAAAACGCTCTGAAACCAAAACTGTTGCTCACGAACGGATTGTCCAAAGAGCAGTGCGCAGCAATAATGAGCGCGATTATTCCGTCAACTTTCGCGGCTTTGTCGGCTTCGTTTTTGCGCACCTTGATGTTGCCGTTCACGTCGGTGTAAACCTCGCAGTTTCCAAGTTGCCAACCAACAAAAGGGTTCCCGTCGTGTTTGATTTGCTTGTTTAGAATCAATTTTTCCACGTATTTGCTCGGATTGTTCAAGACCGCCATGCCTTGACCCACCTTTTTCACGGGGACACCAGCATCATGCAAACGAGCCACCAAAGAAGCCGCGTTGTAAGCGTCATAGCCCACCTCTTTGACGTCATACTTTTTGCATTGCTGGTTAATTATGTAATCGCTGATTTCCCTGTCGTCCATCACGTTGCCCTCGGTCAATTTGAGAATGCCGCTGTCAATCGCCACGCGGAAAATGTCGAGGTAGTGTTTCGGGATGAATGTGAGGCTTTCCTCCGGCAGGAAAAATTGCCACTCAGCCTCGTAGTCCAGTTCGCCGTATCGTTTCAGGGTGCACACGGCGTTCAAGTCACGCGTCGCCGCCAAGTCAAAGCCAATGAACACGGCTTCTGGTTGCCTGTCGGCCGGCTCAATCAAACAAGTCGGGTCGTCCCAGTGCGCGCGGTCCAACCAAGCAGCATTTGCCGAAACCCACACGTTCAAAGTTTTGCACAAAAACTCATTCAGGGCTGCGGGTTTGTGTTTCGCTTCCTCGGCACGCGCTTCAATCGCTGACTCAAACACAGAAATGCCGTGCATCGGGTTGGCCTTGGCCCAAGTTGCGGGGTCGTGCCAGTCGTCGCCCACATCCAAGCCGTACAGCAGGCCGAACCAGCGCGGGTTGTCCGTTGCCTCGCCGCGAAGCATTGATTCGTACATGGACAAATCTTCGTAGAACTTGGTGTCTTTGGTGAAAGCCGCCGTGGTGATGTAAATGCGGAGCGGGTTTTGCCGCGCCACCATACCGGAGTGCAAAACTTCAATGGAGTTGCGGTCCACGATTTGCGCGGCCTCGTCCACGATAACTGTTGAAGGGTTTTTGCCGTCACCCGTCTTTTTGGTGTCGCGGCTCAACGCTTTGAAAATACTTTGGCTGTCGCCCCGTTTGCCGATGGCGTATTTGCTTGGCGTGAACAAATCTGCCAATTCTTTTGGCATCGCTTCGATGAAACCTTTGGACGCGTCAAAAACGATGGTCGCCTGTTCGCGGTTGGTTGCCAGCGTGTAAACCTCTGGTCCAGCCTCGCCAAAAAGCAGTTCGTACAGCGAGATCGCGCCGGTCAGTGTGGATTTGCCAGCCTTGCGCGGGATGAACAAAATCACATCTGTCACCATGCGACGGGTCAAATCTTTTTTGCCGCGGAACCCGTATATTGCACAAATCAGCAGAATTTGAAACGGCTCCAGCACAATCGGCTCGCCAGCCATCGGGCCTTTGGTGTGCTTCAACGTGGCGGTGAAATCCAACACGTGTTGCGGGAAACGCTCATCGAAAACCCATTCCCACTCTTTGTTCTCGTACTGGTTCAAGAACCGTTGACAAGCCAACTGCACGTTGCGGCAAACCAGAATCTCGCCCTTTGCTACCGCGTGGGCATACGCTACACCGTCCTGCCAGTTCATTTGTCGTACCCGATTTGCTGCGACGTTTCAGCCAGTTTCCACAGCGCACGCTCTTGTTTGATGCCAGCGTCGCGCCCGCGCTCAAAGCCGTCCATGTGTGCGATGGTCAACATATCGGCGTACTCTCGCTCCACTTTGTCTTCTATCAGTTTGGCAAAGGCTTCAAGTTCAAAACTTGTAAAGTGAAACAATTGGTGTTTCTTAAAACATCCAGCCTGTCTAGCCATCTCAATGATTTCATCTTGTTTTGTCATGTTGTTTCCTTATCGCGCCATTGGACCTTTGAGGAATTGAGTCAGCGGGCTGTCTTCCTCTGACTTGCCGGCCGACAAACGGCTACGCGGGGTGAGGCCCATTTCATTCATCAGTTGGATGATGAGTGTCATGGTCTTTTGCCGGATGCCGATGTAAGGGTTAGGGCCAACGGTCGCGCCGTTGTTGAAAGTGGTCACGATGCCGTTTTTGTTGATGCCACGGGTGCATTTGACATACAACTCCACGTGGTCAGCCAGCATCGCCAGCGTGTGTTTGTCTTGGTCGTTGCCAATTCCGTAGACGGTGAACAGAAAATCAGCGGTTTCCTCGATGAATTTGTCCTTGTCCCACCCGTCGGGATTGTCGAGCCATTCCGCTTTAGGGATTCTCTTTTTTATATTTTCGGGCAGGGCCGTAGGCATTCCCTTGCGTGGGGTTGTGCCGTCAACCAAATGCAGTTCTGGGGCTTTTTTGTTACTCATGCCGTAATAATACATGGGGACCCCCCCTTCGTCAAATTACTTTGCGCGTAATTGGGGGTCGGCCTTGCTTGTTTCGATGCTTCCGACGTTTAAGTTTCAGTCCGCAGGGCTCCGGGCGCGTCATCCTCAAGCCCCATGACGTATGCGTAGTCTGTGCGTTGGTAGTCCTGATGTGGCGTGCCAAAGCGTCTGTATATGCCCACTCGCTCCAGTTGGCCCTTATGTGCGTGATGCGTGTCACACAGGCTTTGGAACTTGTTGATGAAGAAGGCTTCTTTGTTGATGCGTGACCAAGGGAACACATGGTCCACAGTGGTTGCCGAGGTGATGATGCCTTCTGCTTCACATCCTGCGCAGATCGGGTGCTTGCTGAGTTGAATCTGCCTCAGTGCTTGCCATTGCCGTGTTTGATACATGGCGTTGAACTGCTTGCGCTCATCACTCTGGTTGATGTGTGTGGTTTGCTTCTCTTTGCCGCCGTGCTCCATGCAATAGGCATTCAGTTTGCTTTTGCCGTTCTTGCACCCGAGGCTGGCACACTTCTTGTATGTCGGGATGCTGGGCATCAGCGCAAGAAACGCAATTTGTAGATGGTGCTGTCGATCAGTTGAGCAATCTCGTCTGTGATGTTCTGGAGTTCGCTGTCTTGGGCCAACTCTTTACGGGCGTTGGCAACGTACTCGCTCAACAGAATCATGTATTCCAGTGCGGGCGGGGCTGTCCAAAAACGGGTGTCATATCCTTCGATGATGCCGTATTTGCCCTGATACGCCTCTACATAGTCGTCCACCAAATCACCGATCTCGGTGTAATAGGTCTCAAGCGCTTTGTGTTCCGAGTACGAGCGGCTTTGCAAATGCAGGATGTGCGCCGAGGTGACAGAGTTGAGCAAACTCAGGACGAACTCTTGGACTGTGTATTCGTTTTCGTTCATGGCTTCGCCTTTGAATCCGTTAGCGTGTGCTGCTTGGCCCACTTGAATCGCCTTCTGCTTGGTGCTGAATGGGCCTTTGCTCCCCCAGTACCATCCGTCCTGTTTCTTCATTATCGGCATGTCTGTCCTTTTTTTTGCCAAAGATGAGGTCCATGTTGCGACTGAAAGCCTCATGGTCTGTTGGTCGCTGTGCGCTACCTTTGCCACCGTCGCTCATACTCATCCCTTCTGATATTGTCGCCGCTTACAGGCGTGTTTGCAACCGCAATTCGGTTCGACTTTCCACTCCGGCACTTCGCCCCATCGCTCCATGCTTTTCGCCATGCCTTGTCGCATCATCTTGCATGGCTCGTCTAATAGTAGTCGCTCGCGGCAACCGAGGCAGGTCATTTGATAAATGCCCCAGTGTTTCTCGGTCTTGGCTCTGTCGCAGTCTTGGCACATCACCAAAATTGATTGAACGCTTTGAGCGGGTAGAACACCAGCGTGTTGCGATATCCGTCCTCACGCAGCGGGATGATTGGCGTCACACCGTGCACGTTGCGCCACGCAGGGTAGACCAGCATGGAGTTATCCGCGGAGTCTACGGTTGCGCCGTAGTCTGGCACTGTGGTATTGCCACCTTTGGCGTGGCTACGCTTGGCGATGATGACGTTCACGCATCCCTCTAGGTTTGCGGCATCACGGTGGAATGGCGCGGCGATGTTGTAGTTCGAGATGGAACTGGTGAACAGTCTGCCGAAACGCCATTGCGGAGGCACTTTCTCGTTGATGATCGCCTCTTGCTGCTCGTAGATGTTGGGTGTGATTTCTTTTATCAGGTCTTCCGCTTCCTTACACGCAACCAACATGGCTTTGATGAACGTCTGCGCGGATTTGACTTGGTGCACACTGGAAATCGTTGGGTAATTGCGCCTCATGTGTGGCTTGGGCGGCACGGAGCCGATGATCGTGCTGTATTGCTTGACCTCTGCCTCTTTGTTCATCAGCCCGCTGGAGCGTCGCATTTCGCTTTTGGGCACACGGCTGGAGCGCAGTTCCGCGTTCGCCACTTCCACGGCTTTGAGCAATCGGCCCGACACGCTTTTGATGTAGAAACCGATCGGCTCGCCGTTGACGGTGAAAATCGTGTCTTCCGTGATGTTGGGCTCAATGTCTCCGCACTTGTCGCCGATTTTGACGCTGTGTTCAAGTTGTAATAGTTCGACACATTTCATATTGCCTCCAAGAATTCTTTTTCCAACTCGGCTTTGAAATCGCGCCCTGCAAACATGGCAATCTGTTTCTCACGCAGTTTTTCATAGTCCTTGAGCCTTTCGCTGACGTCTGTTTGCGAGGACACGGAGAACGCATCGTCCCAGAATCCGGCGTGTTCAAGTGTGCGGCGGCTCCGGCTGTCGTACAGCATCAACACTTTGCCACCAATCACCTCGTAGAAACGATTTGCAGGACTCATCGTTGTTTTGTGGGAGAACGTGTCCTCGATGTAAATTGAGGACTGAAACAGGGGCAAAACCTTGCGAATATCGCGGTCACCCTTGTAAATGCTCATTTTGCGGTTGATGCTGTGGAAGTTTTCGATGTTGCGCTGCGAGGTGGAGATGTGAATCGGCACTTCATTGCCCGAGAACCAGTGTCGGAACGCGGGGATGCGATCTTCACGGAAAGCGCCGTAATAGAACAATCCGTCGTGTTTGTGCTGTTTGACGGGGCCGTCCCAGTGCAACAACTTGTTGAAGTCCACATATTTGTGGCTTTTCCAGTTGTTGAAATTAGAATACTGCGCGATGCGTGACACTTTCGGGTTGTCGCGCAAAAACTTGAGTTGGCTGGGCAAAATGATCGCGTAGTCATTGCCAATCCACACCACTTCTTTAGCGCGCTGGCACAGCCATTTGATTTCGTCACGGAAGTCGCAGAACGCAAACACTCCGTTCACCAAGTAAACGCGGTCTATCTCAAACCCGAGCGCGATCTTGGCTTTGGCAGGGTCATCCACCAAACGGATGCCGAGCAAGTTGCTCATCCAAGAGGCGATGCGGTTGGAGGCCGTAGTCGTTCCTGCGGTGCATTTTGTTGGGTTGATGACGATGTTCATTCTGCTTTGGCTTTCTCTTTGCGCAGGTAGTCCATGAACATAAAGCCAACGTAAGCGCCCTTCTCGCGCCACCATTTGACCAACTCCATCGCCTCGTCGTAGTGGTCCAACTCGAACTCAATTTGAATGGCCTTGCGTGTTCCCTTCATCATGTCCTCAATCTGAGAGTCGAGGTCGTCCTCGTCATCAAGCACCGAGTAGTCCACATCTGATTGCTTGATTTCCGACGGGTCGAACGCCAACAGGCTAATGTCTTCGCCAAGTTCGCGCAGTTCGCCAATCTCCAACATCAACATTTCCTCGTCCCATGTTGAATTGAGCGCAATCTTGTTGTCTGCGATGACGTACATCCGCTTTTGCGTTTCGGTCATGTCGCTGCCGTCAATCGTTGGCACTTCCTCCATGCCGAGTTTCATGGCGGCTTTCACACGCCCGTGGCCCGCGATGATGCCGTCCTCGCCGTCGATCAAAACAGGCACACGGAAACCGAACTCACGGATGGAGCCAGCAATTTGCGCCACTTGCGCGTCGCTGTGTACGCGGCTGTTCCGCGCATAAGGTATTAGGTCTGCAACGGGTTTGTAGACGATTTGCAATTTTTGTTGTGTCATGTCGTTTCCTTTGTTGACATTGGTGCGTAGGTGTAGAGCCACACGTTCTTGCGGCCTTTGCTTTGCTCGTTGGGAATTTGCGACCTAGTTAATTCACCTTTTTTGATGAAGTAACAGAGCGCCATCGAAATCTGATTTGACTTCAACTCAGGCATTGCCATTTTGATATCGGTCAATGTGAGCGGGCATTGTGCTGCGTCGAATATCGCTCGCACATTGCGGGTTGCGTTAGCCATAAAAAATCCCCCGTTTTGATGCGGGGGATAATACTACAAATCTAATACTTAGATCAAGCGGTCAGCACCTCAATTGCTTTTGCCTTTACCGCGTCACCGTTGCCGAACCAAGTGCTGTTGAGTCGCGCATCGTCCGTTCTGGCGGGTAGGTGATGATCGTAGTACTCGGTCACCGCGTTGAGCAAACCCCATTTTGTGTAGCCAACCAATTCCGCGCCCTTGGCCTCGCCGTTGAACAGGTCGATGATCTTGCGGAACGTGCGGTTTTCTTTGGGCTCGTCCTCGGTGATGTATTGCGAATCGAGAATTTTCGCCACAAAGTGTTTGGCTTCGTCGAGGCGAACACGCTGCTTTTGCAGGTGCTGCGACATGAGCATGAACCCATCAAAAGCGCTCACAGCCGCGCCGAGTTTGGCTTTCATGAGTTCGTGGTCAAACTCACGAGCATGGGTGAAAGAAACGCAGTTCGCGGTGTTTGACGCTGCCATTGACAAAGTGTTGTTGCAGACGACACGGATGGAGGTGAACCGCGCCGTGGTTGCCAGCGATTTGTCCGCGGAGGTGGACAGCAACAAAAAGCCGCCGATGCCGTCGCCTTTGGTCACTTCGGCAAAACGACCCGTTTCAGCCAGTGCCCACAAGCGGCGACCACCGAACAAAGTGCCAGCGGTGTGGAGCCGGAAACCGCTTTCCTCCACCAAGTCGCGGAAAAACTCCAACACTTCACGCGGCTGCACAGTTTTGTAACGGTCAGACACGATGGATAGCGGGGCTTTTGTGTCGCTTCGGTACAACACGTTTTGCCCTTCAAAGTTTTCGAGGTGCATCACGGGGTCTGTGTTTTGAGGTGTGCCCTGCGTGATGCCGCTGATAAATTGAACCGGAGCGGATTCGATAGACCAATCCATGCCAGCCGCTGTGCGCCATTCCTCGATGCTTGCGTCCTGTTTGAGTTCTTGCCCGAGGCCATGCCAAGGCGTAGAGCCTACGAAAGCCATTTCGGTGTAACCGTCTGCGCGGGTAGTGAGTTCGTGTGCCATTTTGTATTTTCCTATCTTGTTGAGTTGATGTTTATTTAACGATGATGCACTCGTTAGCGTGATGGATGCCCTTGCTGTCCACGTAAGCCTCGCCACACCCTGCCGCCCATTCGATGAACATGACGACAAAGAGCGCCGCAATGATTGCGCTGAGTAAAACTTGACCGATGAATTTGAAAACTTTTTGCATGATTACCTCTTACTGGAGAACGTAGGCGGGAACGAGGCCAATGTCAGAGCCGATGTTTTTGAAGAACGAGTGCCAAGCGCGGTACACGCCAGCACCACATTCCTCGACCAACAACAACGTGCCAGCGGGCCAGCCGTTGAACTCTTGTTTGAGGGAGGCGATTGTTTTTCCGTTTACTTTTTGCATGATTACTTCCTTTTCGTGGTATGGAGGCGACCTTCGCTTCCATGACTGAATTTTGCCCGTAAAAAAGAGTTTGTTACGAACTATCGGAAAATAAATGCTGAAAATTAGTAAAATAATTCTCAAATTCGTTGTTTTTTGGAAACGAAGCCCTGTCGATGCTTGAAAACAATGACCAGTTCGGGTCAAAACTGGTAACGCCAGTGCGGCATGGGGTCACACCAACACGGATGAACCCTTACAACTGTAACTGGGCGAAATTGCCCGTAAAGGTTCATCCGTCTTAGAGGGTGGGGGAGGACCACGAAAGGATTGGCAGTTATTTTAGGGTCGCCAGCCCCGCCCTCCCCCGTAAACCTTAGAACGGAATGTCGTCGTCTGGGAAGTCGTCAGGCACAGGCGGCGCTGCTGGTCGGCTTGCAGCGGGTTTGCCTTCACCTTTGCTGGAGAGCATGTCCATTTTCTCCGCTACGATTTTGGTTGTGTAACGGTCTGTGCCCGTGTTTTTGTCGGTGTACTTCTCCGTTTTGAGTTTCCCCTCCACATACACTTTTGAACCCTTGGCAAGGTACTCACCCGCGATCTCAGCCAGTTTGCCGAACATCACGATGTTGACCCATTCGGTGACTTCCTTCATTTCGCCGCTGGTTTTGTCTTTGTAACGCTCGCTGATTGCGATGCTGAAATTGCACACCGCGTTGCCGTTGGGCATGAAACGCATCTCAGGGTCTTTGCCGAGGTTGCCGATGCCGATGAACTTGTTGACTGCCATGATTAAATTTCCTTGGTTGTTAGATTGTTTACGACGGCGATGATTTTTTGTACGACTTTTGGGTTGTTGTCATTGAGCCATTGCATCGGTATTTCTTGACGAAAAAACTCTTGCGGGCTCACATATTTTCCGTCTATCTCTTTTTTTCGATGTGAGATTGTGATGATGATGACTTCATCCATGTTTACTCTCCAAGTTTGATGATTAAGGATTCGACTTCTGCCAAGAATTTCTCGACTTCGGCCTTCATTTCCGCGATGAGTTCCTCATCACGTTCTGCCCGCACAATAAAAAGTTGATTGCGCTTGGGCAGTCTGGGGTCGTAGGAAACGAAGTCACACCACTGGCGACCCGTTACCCACAATTGACACTGAATTTGCTTGTAATACCCTGTGGGCACAACGCCGTCAAACAGGTAACCGAGATGCGTTGTGGTGTTGGGGCATTTGATTTCAACAAGACCTTCGTCACCTACCAAACGGTCAGGCGAGACACCGAGCCATTTAATCGTCGGATGAGGCCAGAACCCCGTTTTCTCCACAAATGTTTCTTTCGCCACCTCGTAGGCAATCGCGGCGAACTGCTCCTGCTCTACGCCCCATTCCATCGCAGAGTTTGAGAACGATTCGCCAGCAACGCCAGTCATACGCTCGGCAACAAGACGCACCTTGTATTTGTAGCGCCCGATTGCTTCGGCGTTGCCTTTGCCCTTGGACATTACTTCGGCTACGTTGGAGGCCGTCACGCATCCTAAGCGGAGTTGTTTCCACAGGTCTGAGCCTTGCTCCACTGTGCGCGGGTCAATAGTTGTTTCAGTCATTTGCGAGCCTCCAGCATTGCGTCGGCATAGTCATACGCTTCTTTCGCCGCATCCACAGGAATTCGGTTGTGAACAAATGCCTCCAGCGCCTTGGCAGCAAAGTAATCACGCAAGGTCATGCCTCTGAATGGGTCGCGGTCGTGATATGTGGGAAATGCTGCCCCACCTGTTTCTTTACTCATACAACTACCTCACTTGAACCACAGGTAAAACCCGTGCAGGATGCCAATTGGAAAGAAGATTGCGCCAGCCACAAGAAAGCCCCAAAAGCCCTGCGCAAAACAGGTGAAGATGTGCGTCAGCCAAGCCGCAGCACAGGTGAGTCCGATGATTTGTCCCATTACGCTTTCTCCCTTTCTGTTTCTGGTTGCGCGGCAATCCAGTTTTTCACGCGGTCTTTGGCAACCTCAAGTTGTTTGAGTACGGATTGATCGCCTTTTGCAACTTTCACGGCGGCGATGTAGTTTGCTTTCAACGTGTCCAAAGTTTTGGATGAGTCGATGGATTCCAACAGCGGGTCAATGTCGATCGGCTCTGGTTCGCCTTCGCTTGGCAAGTCTTCGCCAGCGTAGATGTAAATTCCCAAACCGAACATTGCTAAGTTTTTCACCAAACAGCGCATGATGGTTTTGTTCACATCAAACATAGTGAACGCATCAACAGTTTTTTCCACTTGCTGTTTAGTTTTCCAATCTCGCACAGAATAGGTGTAAGCAACGGATTTCATCGCTTTATTTTTGCCGTCCATAACAGGAAGCCACATTTCGTGAGTTTCGCCGTTGGCAGTCACTTTCGTGTAAACCATTGCGCCAGCCTCAGATTCAAAGTAGGGCAAGCCGTTTGCGGTTTTCACAACTTCGTAAGTCGCATCAGGGCAGTTGACTTTGAAAGTGTCCCAAGCCCAAGCCCAAGACAAATACGATAAGCCTTCTTTTTTCTCGACACGTTCGTTGACGTTTAGTTCACGGAGTTTGTTGAATATGTTTGTCATGATTACTTCTTTCTGAGTTGGATGATTGATTCCGCACGGTCATTCGCGGTTGTTTGGCAGTAGGCGTTGACTGCGTCGTAGATGAGTTCGCCAATGTCGGCGTAACTGTGACCTTTTTCTAAAATTTGCTTCAAACGCTCGTGGACAATTTTGTCGTCCAAACAAGCGCCCTCGTTGATCGCTTCCAAGAACACATCGGGGTTTTGAATGTTGCACTCGTCGGCGAGCAAGCCCTCAACGATTTCGTCAATCGCATCCTGCTCTGCGCAAGCGTCTTGAAACGGCTTCTCAAGCCAGTTGTCGTATGCTGTCATGTGGTTTCCTTTTATCGTGTAACTTGCCGTGATTGGCAAGTAGTATTATTTTGCCTCACTTTTCGGAGTTTTCGGAAAATGCTTGAAATTTTTTTACCTTTTCCTCCGAGCGTCAATGGTTACTGGGGTTTCAGCGGTTCGCGGCGCTTCCTCACCAGCAAGGCAACAGCCTTCAAAGCGGTCACCAAGGAACGATTCAAAGCCACGGGTCACCTTGGGCTAGGCAGGGCGCGTTTGTTCGTCACAATGACGCTCCACGCGCCAGACAAACGGGTGCGCGACATTGACAACGTGGTCAAAAGCACATTGGACGCGCTGTGCCAAGCGGGTGTGTTCGAGGACGATGGGCAAGTTGACGTCTTGCTCGTGAAACGCGCCACACCCATGAAAGGCGGCTCATGCGTGGTGCGCATCGAGGAAATTATTTCCGCACCGTCCGAAAAAACCTCCAAATCTGAGGCAAAATAATAGTTGTCGGGCTAGGGGTAGCCTCCGAAACAGTCGAATCATCACCGACTTGCCCGACACTTTTTGTGATGCCTTTGATGAGGGAACTATGTACTACTACCAATTCCACATTGGTGACTATCGGGCCGCTACCGCGCACCTGACAAACGAGGAAGACCTTGCATATCGGCGTTTGCTGGATATGTACTACGACACCGAAAAACCCATTCCCAACGATGTGACTTGGCTTGAGCGCCGTATACGCGTTTCGGGTTCGATCATCCGTGATGTGTTGAACGATATGTTTCAGGCCAGCGATGAGGGTTACCGCCACTCACGCGCTGACGCTGAGATTGCCAAGTTCAACGACTTCTGCGAGGCGGGCAAACGTGGTGCGGCTAAAAGGTGGGGTATAGGGGGCGATAGCCCCCCTAATGCCACCCTTATGCAAACCAGAAACCATAAACCAGAAACCATAAACCAGAAACCAAAGAAAGAGAAAGCGACTGTCGCCTTGCCGCCAGAGGCGGTGTCTGAATCTGTTTGGTTGGATTTTGTTGCCCTGCGCAAAGCCAAGAAAGCCGTGTTGACCAACACCGCGATCAACGGCATCCAGCGCGAAGCCAAGAAAGCGAACATCACCCTTGAGCAAGCCCTGCAAATGTGCTGCGAGCGTGGGTGGACAGGCTTCCGCGCTGACTGGGTTGCTGGTCAGGCTATCCGCGTGGCGAACCCTCGGGACGTTGCGCACATCACCACCCCCACTCCCGCGAACCATGACGCGGCACTCAGGAAAATCGAGCGGGACAGCAAAAACGCTGCGCCTATGCCCGACCACATCAGAGAAAAAATCAATCAACTCAAAAAGGCGTAATCATGAAACAGCCGACACTCGCATATTGCGATTACATCGCTTTCATCATCCGTGAAAACCTCATGGCGCTCGACAAACGCCGCCTCATTGACGAGGTAGGGCGCGTTCAATTTGACATTGGCATGGGTGACGAGTTCACCTCTACAACCAAAACGATTGACGTGCTGGACATGCAGGGCAAACAGTACCGCATCACGGTGCAAGAACTATGAAATGCGTTTCATGCGGCGCTGTCACTACGGTTGATGAAACAAGACTACAACCCGATGGAACCGTGAAACGCACCAGAACCTGCCTCAACCTTCACACATTCAAAACGGAAGAAAAAATTGCAAGTCCAATCAAAACCAAAAAATCAGTCACAAAGAAAACAATACGGAGTGCGTACTCAAGCAATAAAAATGGCCCTCGAACAGTATGGCAACCAATCTCGGGCAGAACTTGAGGTGAACGCTGACATTCCAAAAAATTTGATCTCTGCCGTGCTGTCACGCATGAACAAATGCTGCCCTCGCGTTGGAAAACAAATTCACATCACGCACTACGTTTATGACGCAGAAGGCGCAAGGCGTTATCCGCGAGCGGTGTATGCGTTGGGCGATGGTGTTGATGCGAAAAAGCCAAAAGCAAAAACGCTCGAAAACCGTCGTCGCTATGACGCAAAAAAGAAAGGCATGTATCGCATGAACAGCGTTTTCAACATGGGCAAATCGCGTGACCAAGTGCGCGCCGAACTGAGGGCCTCATCATGATGGTTTACATAATTTGCAGGAAATTCACTTTGCCGCCAACTGCGTTTCGCGTCATCTCTGCTTATGCTGACAAAAACGAAGCCTACGCAGCGTTGGAAAAAAAACAAGAAAAAGACTGCGAATACCTTTATCACTTCATTGTCGCTAAACAACTGAAAGAGCCAAATGCAATTGATTAACGCGTTTCATCCAGACTATGTAAAAACTCACATGCCTGAATTTTTGACAAACGTAAGAACAGAATCAAGGCAAACAACAGCGGGACAAACGCTTACGACTTACGTTGAAAAAACACGCAAACAAAAGCCAATGCACGGCACGCTGTCAGGCATTAGCCGCAAAGAAATTTCACTCAAACCGTTGGAGTTCATGTATTACAGCAAAGCGGGCACAAAAAACACAACAGCAAAAAAGAAAGGCAAAAAATGAACTGGCCTTTCCCAACACATCCACCAACACCATGGACAGAAAAGCAAATCAAAGAATACGCGCAACAACAACGCGCACAGATGCCGGAGGCTCCGTTATGACACAAGATGAAATCATTAAGATGGCTAAACAGGCCGGGGGCATACCATTCCGAGATAGCGCAATCATGGGATGGGGATGCGAGTTTGATATTGAACCGCTCGAAGTTTTTGTCAAACTGGTAGCAGCCAAAGAGCGTGAGGAAATAGCGCGAATGTGCGATTCAGCGTCTGAAATAACAAAAGATGCAAAAACTCAATTAAGACCAGACGAATATATGGCCCATGGTGTTGCGGCTGGCTCAATACACCAAGCAGAACGTCTAGCAACAGCAATCCGAGCAAGAGGTGAAGCATGAAACATGAATCCACTAATGAGCCTGTGGCTTGGATGCAGCCAGACGAAGTTCATATATCGCTATGGAAAGACAAGTACCACACCATTCCTCTCTACACTTGCCCGCAAAACCCGCAGCGAAGCGAGGACATTAATCTATCCTGCAAATCAACACAAGCCCGTCTTGCAGCGTCTTGGGGGTATGTGAAGGCACAGCCAGAGCAGCGTAGCGTTAGCGAGCAACAGGAGCCTGTGGCGTGGCAAGACACAGCAAAGCCAACTGAACTGGTGTCTGCCGAAGATTGGGACAACATCGACCCTCAATGGCATTGGATGTATCGACCTCTCTACACCACCCCACCACAGCGCAAGCCGCTGACGGATGAGCAGATTGAAACTGCGTGGCCTTTTGTTTGGCGCAAACATGAAGCGGCAGCGCATTTGGTAATCGTTCGTGCCATCGAAGCCGCCCACGGCATCAAGGAGTAAGAAATGACAAAAGAATGCGAATGTGCAGCGCATAGTGCGGCTGAGTGCGTTTGTGGCGCTTGGGATGAGCCATCACAGCGCACATGGGTTGGGCTGACGGATGATGAGATTGAAATGACGTGGTTGAAGCATCACGATGCAGAAGGATATTTGCGTAATCCAAACCAAGAAGGTTGGGCTTATGAAAAAGAATTAATAGCCAAACTCAAGGAGAAGAACACATGACAGAACAAGACATTTCCCCGTTCAAAGCGTTGGACTTCATCCGTGACAACGCCGCCGCGTATGCCGAAGCAAAAGCGAACGTAATTTACATGACCGAGTACCGCAAAACCATCAAAGCGCAACTCATGGCATCGTCTAGTGAAAAAACCGAGTCGGCAAAAGAAACCTACGCCTACGCTCACATGGATTACCGCGCACACCTCAGAGCCTTGCAACAGGCTGTTGCGGAGTGCGAAAAAATGCGATGGTTGATGGTGGCAGCAGAGGCCAAAATTGAAGTGTGGCGTTCGCTTGAGTCGTCGGCGAGGGCAGAAGGGAGATCAACACAATGATTCGCGTTCACCTCACACCAAGCGAGATTGCAATTTGCAACTATGTTGGCAAATACCGAAACCACATCACCAGTCAACACGGCACGGAGCGAAAACAAGACCAACGACAAGACGGTGAGCAAATGTCAATTCGGGGCGTGTTGACCGAATACGCTGTTTCCAAGTATTTAAATCTTCACTTTGATTTGAACTGCGAGTTCCGAAAATTCGGCGCTGATTTGGTGACGCAAAAAGGCTCAACGATTGACGTGAAATGCACTAGCACGAACGGCGGCAACCTCAACGCTGTTGCTTGGTCAGAAAACAAGCCATGTGACGTTTTTGTTTTGACCGAAATTCTGCATTCTCACGTTTTGATCGTTGGATGGATAAGTGCGGATGAATTTTTGCAGGAGCGTAACAAACGTGACGTAGGCAATGGCCCGTTTTACTCGGTTCCTCAATCACAACTCAAACCTTTCAGGGAACTTGATGACAAAAAAGCATTATGACAAAGTAGCAAAACTCGGTTGCATTTTGTGTTTGCATCTTGGGCTCGGGCATCCTGAAAACCCAAGCCCGTGCGAGATACATCACATCCGGCGTTTTGGCGGCAAACGTGACAATGCGCCTGTCATTGGCCTATGCCCAGAGCATCACCGCGGTAACACGGGTGTTCATGGGCTTGGGGCCAAAGGATTTGAAAAACGATACGGGTTCGGGCAAGAGTTCTTGCTCGAATTGACCAACGAACTACTCAAATAACGTTGCGTTCAAAATGAGGGCAATCGACGATGGATTTGAAATTGCCACCCCACCTGTTTTGCGGGTTCAAACTTTCCCAAAATGCGCCTATCGGTGCAAGTGTTTGTTTGTCCCAAATCAATGAGCCGTCTTTGACAAAATTCAAATCAATGGCGAGTCGCCTCAAGTGATTTGATTGCAAAGTTTTGGAGCGGCCTGTTTTCACATAAATGGCTTGCTGCTCTGGCGTGCGCGCAAGTTCGCCACCAGTGACAGTGAAACCAAGTTGCGTAGCGTGTGTGATGAGTTTGCACGCGTCCAACAAAAACGCCGCTTGTTGTTCTACCAATGCCATCATTGGCCTCCACTCAAACGTTTGATGGTTTCGTCTTTGTTTTGCGACCCGCGTGTCGTGCCAAATTCAAAGTTGTAAATGTTGTCTAGGTAGCCCAAAAACCGGCCCAACACCAAAGTGAAAATGCCTTTGACGTATTCGCTAATGTTTTGGTCTTTCCAAACAATCCATACCATTACGGAAACAACACACACCGCCAAAAATGCCATCAAATCAGCGCGACTATTGCGCACGTTATGCCGCACAAATTCTGCGTCGCGTGCTCGTGCGGAATCACGGTCTTGAACTTCTGCTTTGAACGATTCGAGTTCTTGTTTTGCGTTCTCGATGCCAAGTTCCAACAATTTTTCTTCATGCTGGAATTGCAGTTGTCGCAAACTTGCAATGTCTTTGTCTGTTGGTGCGTCGGGAATTTGCACACCGAGCGTGCTTTCAACAAACTGTTTTCCCTTTGCTTGTATCGCGCTTGAAAGCAAACCCAAGCCGTTTTCGGCAAGTGTGCCAAGCAATGCGCCAAAAATGGGAATCATCTTTACTTTGCCATGTGCGGCATCAAAGCCGCCCAAATAGCACCAGCCATCGACACGATCATCAACCCGCTGGCTTTGATAATCACGCTCTCAAGTCGCTTGAGGCGAGCATTAATTTGTTCATATCGTTCAGCGCAAACCGCCTCATGTGAATTGAGACGTGCATCAGTTGCGTCGATTGTTGCCATTATCGAAACCTCGGGCCGTTGAGCCAAATTGTGGATGAAATTCGAGTACCCGAAATGACAGGCGTTACTCGGTGAAAAAGTATAGACGGAAACGCGATGATTGTGCCTTTTTGCAACGGGGCAATGTAGTCTTGATAGAGGCGAATTTGAAACTCACCCCCCTCAAACTCTGAAGGGTCGTTCATCAAACACACTGCGGTCACTTTGCGGTCACGTGGATTTCCAGCGAGCGTGAAAGTGTCTGTATGCCAGTCGTAATGTTGATCGGTTCCATACTCCGCGTATTGCACGGCTTCGTGAGAATCTATCTCATAATTCCAACCGTTGTCGTGATTTGCTTTGAGCGCGTGCTCATACATGACACCACCAAACCAATGAGCCTCTGGCGCAAAACGCACAATGGTGTTGCGCTGAGTGTGTTCTTTTTTTTCACCATCAGTGCCCATAGTTGCGTCGCGTGACTCAATGAGTTGAAACTCACGCACAGCAGCGTCGCAAACTTCTGCGGGAACTTGGCCTAAAAGCCAAATTGGTAAATGTGACATATTATTCTTTCGGGTATTTTGTTTTCACAGCCAAACAGTCTGCAATGTATTTTGCGATTTGCGCGGAGTCATTTTTAACCACGCCATCAATGTAATCAGTCAACGGAGGATATTCTGCCATCCGTTTTTCAATATACGTTTCAGGCTTCAACGTATTTTGAATTTCTTGCAGTTCTTCGGCCGTCATTTCCACAAGCGTTTCTTCGCCTGTGTTCATATCAACAATAGATTTATACATACTGATTCCTTAAACTTCGTAATAGCAACCAATTGTTCCGGTCATGTTGCCAGCGCTTACTATTTGCACACGGTCAACGCCGCCGCCGAGAGTGACATATCCAGCGCCATTTGATATGCCGCTTGTGCTATATGTGGTTTGATAACTATACGACCAAGTGTTGCCAGTCACTTTGTTGAATTCACAATATCCCGA